GCAAGCGCAAGTTCCAGCACAAGCGGGAACACGAAGAAGCCAGCAAACTCATTCCTATCAAAGTGAAGATGGACGGTGCTATCGGCATCCTGCACTTTGGTGACCCGCACGTAGACGACGACGGCTGTGACATTGAAGCCATCGAGCGCCACACAGACCTTGTAAACCGCACCGAGGGGCTATTCGCAGCGAACGTAGGCGACACCACGAACAACTGGTGTGGCCGTCTTGCCCGCCTCTACGCCGACCAGACGACCTCCGCCGCTCAGGCTTGGAAAATAGCCGAGTGGTTTATCAACCGCTGCAACTGGCTGTACATGATTGGCGGTAACCACGACTTGTGGTCAGGCTCAGGCGATCCCCTGCGTTGGATAGCCAAGCAGCAGGATGCCCTTTATAAGTCCTCAGAAGCCCGCCTAGCGCTTCGATTCCCGAACGGCCTAGAGGTACGGGTTAACGCCCGCCACGACCACAGCGGCTCTAGTATCTGGAACCCGGCGCATGGGCCGATGAAGGCTGCGCTGATGGGAACCCGCGACCACCTATATGTGGCCGGTCACAAGCACGAGTCGGCTTATAGCGTCCTGAAGGATGCGATTAGCGGCATCACGATGCACGCCTGTAAGGTGGCGTCCTACAAGATTTACGACCGCTACGCTAAGGAGCGCGGGTTTAGGGACAACTGCTTGTCGCCCTGCGCCCTGACAACGATTAACCCTGCGCTACCGGCTGACCATCCAGACTTGGTGAAAGTGTGGTGGGACCCGGAGGAAGGGGCTAACTACCTGACATTCTTGCGGCGGCGCTGAATATCTCAGCCCGTTCGCGGTTTGCACGCAGGGTGCAGTACCGCTGGTGCAGGCGCTTGAGGAACGTGGAACGCCGCTGACCGGCAATCTCCTCGTCCAAAAGCGCCTTGACCTCGGCCTCGTTAAACAGATTCAGGTTTTGGTTCAATACGCGCCAGTTCTTCATGGCCGTATTGTAAATGAATTATTTAAGGCGCTGCAAGTAAAGCGCCTGTAGGGCGCATACGGTGTCGTCCGGGTCACGGGCTTCGTACCACTCGCCCCTTGGCTGGAATAGCCCCTGAAAGCGTTTCTGGCCTTCTGACAGCCGCCCACCCTTGGCCTTGACCTCTATCCAACATATCCACGCCATACCGTCGTGCATTGGCTTGACGGCCAACAGATCAGGGATGTCGTGCCCTGCCGAGGCGTAGTCGATGACCTCGAAGTTGGCCTTACGTAAGGCTTCTACGATGTCGGTGTGGTTGTTGTCTCGACGTTTGGCGTAGCGCATACGCCGATTATGCCGGTTTGCACCTAGCCTTCAACTTGGTCACACCTGGCTCGCCCCACAGTTCCCGCACCATCCCTCGAACGTGCGGGTCGCCGTATGCCTCAGTCGCATCGTCCAGCGAGCGCAGGATGTCACCCACGTAGTTCTTCAACCAAGATGTGCGCTCTGCACGCTGCTGCCAGTCGCCTACGCCGATCCGAGCAAGGTACGCATCGGCTAACCGCAGTTTGCCAAACGGCGTGTGCTTCACGCTTTCCCAATAGCGCACATTGGCTTGTGACGCCCACGATATGTCGGTGCTATTCGTAACTGGATTATTCATTGACCTTCAGCACGCATTGAATTTGGTACAGGCGCAACGCAGGAATCTTGTCTTCCTTGAACCAGCGCAGCACAGCCTGCCGGGTTACGCCCAATGCCCGAGCAATCTCGCTCTGGGAGCCATAAATCTTCAGTAGTTGTTTGGGTGTCATAGATTGCACAGTAACAGGTGTTGACAGGATCGTCAACGGGAGTATACTGCACTTCGGGGATTGGCCCCGATGGAGAAAGACATGGAAGATGATTACCGCATCTTGGCCGAGCAGGAACGCGACCGACTCATGGAGTTGCACTGCCGCGCCGAACACGCCGCCTTCAACGTCATTGAAGGCTTAAACGAACTCAACCGCATCGAAGCAGAAGGCGCTTTCAAACTGCACCAAGCATTTGCCGAGTGTATTGCTGCGATTGACGCCGCATCCGCCAAACTTAGGGCAAAGCAATGAAAAACACATTTAAAAAGATTTTTGTCGTATTGATTATTGCGACATCTCCAATATGGGTTTTGCCGTACATGATTGGCGTTATGTTTTTTTTGTGGTTTGGCCTTGCTTATTACGATCTATGTAAGGTCTTCGGAGTAAAGCAATGAGCGGCAATGAGGTGGTTCGAATTAGCAATGTGCTGCATGTTCAATGCGAAAAGCACGGCACACATCCGCACGCAATTACTAGTGCAGTTAAAGGGTTTGAGGGGGCGTATTGCCAGTTATGCTGGCTTGAGACATTAGGTCCGCCACTTCATACCGTTTACCGCGAAGCAGACTGGAATTGGAAGCAAGCAATTAAAGCAAAAGGAGAAAAAGCATGAAGGTCTACGAGAAGATTGCATCTGTCACCGCCGAACTATCCAAGATCGGCATTAGCAAAGACAGCAAGAACCAGTCGCAGGGCTACGCTTTCCGTGGCATCGACGCTGTGTACGGTGCGCTTTCGCCGCTGCTGTCAAAGCACGGCTTGTGCATCCTGCCTCGCGTCACCGACCGACAGGTTATCGAGCGCCAGAACCGCCAAGGCACTGCGCTGTTTTATGTCACGCTGACCGTGGAGTTTGACTTCGTAGCCGCTGAAGACGGCAGCAAGCATACGGTCATCACCGTAGGCGAGGCGATGGACTCGGGCGACAAGGCTAGTAACAAGGCCATGTCTGCCGCTTACAAGTACGCCGCATTCCAAGCGTTCTGCATCCCGACCGAGGGCGACAACGATGCAGATTCGCAGACGCATGAAGTCGCCGCAGCCACTACCGATCCTATTGTTGAATCAGCAGTGCAATTAGCAAACACCATCGAGGAGTTAAACGGAATATGGAAAGGATTAAGCGCAAACGAGCGAAAGGTGCATCTAAGCCTGTTCAGCGAGAAGAAAGGCAAGTTGGCCTCAGCGTAAAGGAGCAGAGGCTAGTGAAAGAAATACTAAGTGACGTTGAGTCATACATCGTGGCTTGGTCGCTGACCAATACCGTAGAGATGATGGAACAGATGATCCAAGAGCGTGAGTCGGGTTTGTATCCCAACGGCGTGTTTGAGAAGAACAAGGCCAAAGACCTGCGCTTGATAAAAGATCATCGGGATGCGGCCAAGATTGTTTTGTCGTGGTATCGGGTGCCCGGACATGAAAACCTATACTAAACCGTCGCGCTACAACCCCGGCATTACGTTCGAGCAGTACAAGGTGCTGCGTGAGCGTAAAGCCGATGCTAAAGCCAGAAAGAAGCGTATTAACTATAAGCCGCTGGCGCAGGAGTGGGGGCTAAAGCCCATGCACATGGCCTCTGCGCTTCACCGTGGCATCAAGCAGTACGACTACTTGCTGTGGAAGCAAGGTGAACTGCAATGATTCACTACTACGCGCTGATGTCGGATTACGAAATCATCGGTCACACCATGGCGATCCCTGACTCGTCAGAACTATCGCAAGCGTTGGCCGAGAAGTTGAGGCGCGTGTTGGAGCAGCGGGACGAGGCCGCTGACAGACTTATTGTAGTTACAGAAAAGATGGAGCGCCTGGAGCGCGAGTGTCGAGAACTTAAACGTCTCATGGAGACAGGAGAAGAGTGATGAAGAAATGGTTAGCAATAGCCGGTCTAATGATTGGCGTAGCAAACGCACAGCAGATGCCTTATCTCGTGGGCAGCGTAAACAATCGAGCCAACGGCCAGATTCAATTTACATCGTCGCAGACAAACTGCGGAGAAAAGTATTTTGTGTACATCAAGGGCGATGGTGGAAGGCTTGAAGCCCGTGGGTGTTATGTATTTGGAAACCAATTCATCGTTGTGACTTGGGATGATGGCGATACATATACATATGATTATGAGGCCTTGCGATTAACGCCAGAGATGTTGGCTTTTTTAGAGAGCAAAAAATAATGGAACAGAGAAGCACGGATTGGTTCCAAGCCCGTCTAGGCAAGGTGACTGCCTCGAAGGTAGCCGATGTAGTCGCACGCACGAAGAGTGGCTACGCCGCGACTCGTAACAATTACATGGCGCAACTGGTATGCGAACGCTTAACCGGCAAGCCGACCGAAGGGTTCAGCAATGCCGCGATGGAGTGGGGCGTTGAGCAGGAAGGCGCAGCGCGTGACGCTTACAGCGCCAAGGTGGGCGAACTTGTTACTGAGGTGGGTTTTATCAATCACCCTGCAATCAAGATGGCAGGGGCCAGCCCTGACGGACTGGTGGGCGTGAATGGCTGCGTCGAGATAAAGTGCCCCTCAACTGCTACGCATATTGAGTACCTTTTTGAGCGTGAGCCGCCACAAAAATATTTTTATCAGATGCAATGGCAGATGGCTTGCACGGGTACGGACTGGTGCGATTGGGTCTCATACGATCCAAGGATGCCCGAAGAGTTACAACTGCTCGTGGTGCGTATCCCACGGGATACAGACTGCATCACCGTCTTAGAGAAAGAGGTGCAAGAGTTTTTGGCTGAGTTAGATGATAAGGTTTCTAAATTGAAGGAGATGACCCTGTGAATTACGACAACACTAACCGTGGCGTGCTGTTTCCAAATGACAAGAAAGGCAACGAGAAGCGCCCGGACTTTACTGGCGACCTGAACGTGGGCGGCACGGAATACAAACTGTCTGCGTGGAAGAAGTCCTCAAAGGCTGGCAATAACTTTTTGTCCATTAGCGTCCAGTTAAAGGAAGGCCAGCAGATGCCGCAGAAGGCACCGCCTGCCGGTACGCTGACTGAGGACAACTGGTCAAAGGCTGACCTGAACGATCCGCTGGGGTTCTGATGATCAGCGAAGAGAGAGCCGAGAAAGCGCTGCGGTATCTCGTCGATACAGACGAGCCATGTGCGCTGGCAAAGGCTGAGATGGAGCGTGCCGAGTATGGCTGGAAGGCGACCCGAGAGGCCGTCTTTACCCACGCTGAGGGTACGGTGGCGGAGCGGCAAGCGATTGCCGCGACCCACCACGCCACGAAGGAGGCGCATGAGCGATACTGTGCGGCTGTCGCGCTCTACGCCAAGATGGCGAATAAGCGCGAGACCGAGCGGATCGTCCTTGATACCTGGCGCACCATTTCGGCCAACCGACGAATGGGCAGTCCATAAAAAAAGCCCCACCGAAGTGGGGCTAAGGACTCTCTAGGAGAATTACACGGAGAAAATCGCAATGCTCCGTGAGAATAGCAGAACAGTGGGGTAATGCAATGGATGAATACCAGACTCTCGCGGAGCATGATGTATCGCAGTTAGCACCGGCTGACTGGTTTAAGCGGTTCGTGTACGTTGCCGAGGGCGACCTGTTTTTCGACGTGCAGACGCATCAGGATTATTCCCGGCAGACGTTCAACGCCCTGTTTCGGGGTACGCCGTGCTATTCCGTACACAATAAGTCTCGACGCATCGAAGCGGCCACGTTTTTCGATGAGAACCGTGCGGCCATGGGCAGTTATGTTGCCAGTTCCCTGACCTACGCGCCTGGTGAAACCGAGTTGCTGAAACGCTCGGGTGTTGCCCATGTGAACAAGTGGAAGAGCGCACGGCCAGTGGGCGTGAGCGGTGATGCGTCGCCGTGGCTCCATCACTTGCAGCGCATGATTCCGACCGACTTCGAGCGCGAACACGTTTTGAACGTGATGGCTTATAAGAGGCAGCACCCGAACCGGAAGATAAACCATGCCGTGCTGCATACGGGCGCACCTGGATCGGGCAAGGACACGCTCTGGGCGCCGTTCCTGTGGTCTATTGGCGGCGGTTCGCTGAAGAACATAGCCGTGGCTAGGGCTGAAGAGGTCGCTGGCTCGTGGGGCTATACCTACGAGTCCGAGGTGATCGTGCTAAACGAGATTCGATACCGCAAGGGCGATGACCGTAGAGCGATGGAAAACAACCTTAAGCCCGTAATCGCTGCGCCGCCCGAGTTGCTGCTAGTCAATAAGAAACAGCAGCATCCGTACTATGTGGTCAACCGGATCTTCGTGCTGGCGTTCAGTAACGACCGAGCGCCGATCACGATCCCGGCTGATGACCGTCGCTGGTTCGTCATTTGGTCGCAAGCGCCACGCCTACCGGACGACGAAGCCGCAAGGCTCTGGGATTGGTACGGCAAAGGCGGCTTTGAGGCTGTGGCCGGTTATCTGGATGCGCGAGACGTTAGCGCGTTTAACCCCGGAGCCGTACCGCCATTGACTGACGCGAAATTGGCGATGGTTGACCTAGGCATGAGCGGCGGTGAGGCTTTCATCGCGGACATGGTGCGGCAACGTCGCGGAGTCTTCGCCAGAGGCGTTATAGGCTCTCCATGGTCGGAGGTGCTATCTGGTATTGCCGCCGGTACGGACGGCCACAAGCCCTCTCGTGAGACGTTATTTGTGGCACTACGGGAGAGCGGCTGGAAGGATATCGGGCGAGTAATGAGCCGCGAATATCAGACGCCGAAACACCTCTGGGTGGCTCCCGAGTTGGCCGACCGTAGCAAGTCCGATATTAGGGCTATGGTTGAGGGTAAGCCCGACCTACAGGTGGTGAAATAAGAAAGGGGGCGCGTAGCCCCCTCGTTTAATCGTCGAACAGGACGGACGCAAGCACCGTCAGAGCGACGGCGATTAGGAATCCCGCCATAAGTTAGCCCTCGCCGTATCAATGCACCGCGACAGATACGTTATCCAGTAGCGACGGGTGCAACGGGTCAGCCGTGGATAGGTAGGGCGCAAGCCCCAACGCTCGTGAAATTCAGTCATAGGCGCCCCTCGCACCAATGGCTTTGGCAATGTAGGTCGCAGTGCCGTTAGTGTCGTCAATTTCCCGCGCCGCTAATTCAGCCACGCTCTTACACGCCTTCCGCTCGGCTGCGGCAACGAGGGCGGCGAATCGTAAAAAATTTTCTTCCTGCATCCTTATGCTCATCAACGGTTTGGAATAAATACCGTTCCACCCCGCCTCTCGCGCTAGTCGGATGATGTCGTCGCGGGTCACGGCCTACCCTCCAACGCTCGGCGCACTTCCTCGACGAACGGCGACAACTCCCGAACGGTCAAGTCATCGTCCCATGCGCTAATAAACGCCCGTACAGCCGTCTGGAGCCGCGCAGGGTCAGGCGGTGCGCGGTAGGTCATGGGTGTGGTGTCTTCGGCGAATAGCGCCTCTAATTCTGCAATAGTCGGTATATGTGGTTTTTCCATATGTTCACCAATAAACGGAAAGGGGGTGGATTCGGCGGCTACAGCGCCAGTTAGGGGCCGGAATGTGGCGCCAATCCTGGCCACTTGCGTACCAGTAGCCTAACTGCCAGAGTTTAGGTAATCGCATGGAGCGCCCTCAGTCTGTATCGAGCGTAGCGTTTACCGTTAGTTGTCTCCGTGTGGCATTCAATATCTAACCCGGAGCGCCTTAAATCGGCCACCCGTGCGGCTAGCCTGAAACATCCGAATTCCGTTAACGCGTCCAGAGGGGTTAGCGTGCGGCCGGACAATAGCGCGGCCCTTATCTGTTCGTTTTGACTCATAAAGCGCCCTCAGTAGCGGCCCGAATAGCCGCTTCAATTTCACGCTCCACCCGTAACGCGTCGAATCCGTCCGCGTCCGGGTTGTTTAGTAATTCGAGCGTTTCACGTAACGCGGCCAGCATGGCCGGAGCGGCCGCTATCAGTGCCGCGTCCGCCTTAGATTGTGTTTCGCAGATATAGCGCCCTCGTTTTTCGTCGTCCGATAGCACGTCATAACTACCGGCCGCGCGTCCATCGAACGTAAGCGCCAATTCGGCCCGCCATGGGCCGGGTGTGAAATTGTTTTGCATTGTGTTCCCCTTAATCTGTATAGAAATAAACATGCGCCTCATTTCCGTAGCGCTTAACACTAGTCCCAAAACTATCGTGATCATGTTTAAGCGCTACAATGTGATCGACTAGCGCCTGGTTAGGCACGTCCGGGGGCGCCCTTAAATGGTGTTCGTTTTTACCGTAACGCGGGCGGCATCCTAGGTACTCAATACGGTTATCCATGGGCGGCACCCCGTGCAATGGGTTGCAGACTGTTAGTCAGTACTAGGCCAGCGAAACGTCCGGCCGCGTCCACAATGTGACAATGGCCCATTGTGTTAGGGGGCGGACAACCCGGCAGGCGCTTAACCTGGACGCGGCTTCCGGGCGCCACTGAGGCGCGGCTATCGTATAGGTCCATTCCTACCGGCTGAAACGTATACCAGCGGTTGGTTTTTACTTTATGCATGTGCGGATTCTCCATCCATTCGGCGCAATTCTTCGAGCGCGGCACGTTTTGCGAGCGCTATATGGCCGGGCGGACACATAGCGGCTATTTCATCGGCGAGCGCTATAGCACGCGCGGCCCGATCATCATCGGGCGCTATAATGGCTAACACGAGCGCCGATGTGAGCGCTTCTAATGGTGTATTCAGTGGCATGGCTAGATTCTCCGAATCTGATAGACAATTGATCCGCACGTGGTGACTGGTTCGCCATGTTCCAGCATCCAATCGAACATCGGCCGTGCCCATTTCGGAATATCAGACTCATTCTGATATTCAGTCACAATCGGATCGGGGCGGGTAACTGATAGCCCATCGCGCGAGCGCTCGAATTCGCCTAAATCGTGTACCACGAAAATCATTGTTTTATTCTCCCTAGGGTTAGGCGGCAATGCGTGCCGCACGGGTATCGATCACGAAACCGGACGTGTCGCGACGTGCACGGCCCTTAGCCGTTAGCGCGACGACAACCCCGGCACGGTCTAGGAATCGCAAGTCTGTTTCGTCGCCATTGATAACCGGGCGCCCTAAAAAGTACTCAGGCGCTGGACCGTTAAACACGGCCGCGAATGACACGTCCGCCGAATAGTTACGGAGCGCCTTAACCACGATAGGCGCGTACTCAGCCCGGCCGCTATAGGAAAACGTCAAATGATAGTTAGTAATGCCGGACACATGCCGGTTAGGAATTTTCGTGTAGTCATAAAATTGAACACGCGGATAGGCGGCGAAAATGTGCGGGTAGTGTTTACCGTTACGGGTAACCGGCACCATTTCCCACCGGATATCAGACGTTCCATTTAAACGGATAGCCGGGCGCTTGCGCTTGCGGCTAGCCTTAGCCAAAAACGCGTCAATCTCGCGCATTAATTGCGCCATGAAGTCAACGGGATGCTGGTGAAAGAATGCGGTTCGCCGAAGTCTGGCATGTTGGATAGCGTTATCAGGTAGCACGGTACCGCTCGAAGTCTGAAACGTGGCGCTGCCCTTAGCCATACCGCCGCGTCCGGCCGTGTTTAGGCATGTAGCCGCACATCCTGCAAGGTTAGCCGTTGGACACAATTGGATGCCGCTAGAATCGTGAGGCGCTAAGTACAGCACAGCAGTCATATAGCCGCGTTTTGCGCCCTTAACCGTTTTCGGGTTGGCATCGATGTTAAGAAGTTTAGTTTTCATTGTGTGATTCTCCGAGAGTCTTATAGTTAGTTAATCGTGTATTCGATCAATGCCGCGATGCCAGAAATGAACATCGAGACAATGGCTAGCAAGTCTGCGCCGATCACGTAACCGGCTATTGATACGAAAAACGAAACGAAACAGAGAGTGTTTAGAAAACGAGTCATTACTAGGTGCTCCGTGTAGTTTTGTAAACAAGTCTTTTATAACCTAGCAAGATAGGAATGTAAACAAGTCTTTTATGCTAGATGCTAGGCGGAAACGCTAGGCATTGTCTGCAAGGCTGGAAAGTAGCCGTTACTTACGTGCAAAACACTGGAAAATAAGACTATTTGTAGAATGTAAGTAAAAAAGAGAGTTTCTAGCCTGATTCGTCAAAGTGTCCCGTATAAAAAACTAACTTAAAAAAAATGACTACTTACTAACATTACTAACGCTCTCCCCTTGTTTCGGCTTTCCCCTCTCCCTTTGTTGCATCCACGCAACAATCACTGTTGCATCTACGCCACAACATAGCCATGTTGCACTAACGCAACGTGTTGCATCTACGCAACATCGAGTAAACGTAAACGATTCGCTTATGCATGATGAGAATCATTAGCATCCAGGCTTGTGGTACACGCACAACAGGTGTGGTGCAAAAACAACAGGGGGGGGGTAGGGCCAGGCGTTGGCCGGTCACGATTACGATGCCATCACAAAAACTTTTTTATTTTTTTTAATTACGCTCTTCGCTAATAAACCTTTTACCGTTATCCTTTATTAGCAACGTCTGACCAGATGCGCTGGTAGCGACCGAGAGGTAACTGAAGCAGGACGCACCATCTAAGGCACTAAACGTCTTTCTCCCTAGACGCTTCCGCCTCGGCACACAGGCTCCACGGTTGCCTCCCGACAGGGTGGCTTGTTTGGCGTCAGCCAAATTAGTTGGAGATCGCGGCCTCCCGGCAGGATCACCCTGCACGTTGTTCTCTCGCCAAACCTTCTGTTACAGTCTCGGTATGCCGATACAGATGTCTGAGGCAGAGTGGTTAGAGTTTGCTGCCAAGGCTTTGGTGTGCCGATCTTGCTTCTGGGCTGCTGAAGTGACTAAGGTTGCTGAGAAGGTCTGGTGTGCCCACGCCACCCACCACGGATGGATGTCTGACGTTCCCGCCTGTTCTGGCAAAGAGTTCCGGTATGAACCTCGTAACAGAATCCTTTAAGTCCATTCCTTTTAAGCCTCGGGAACTAAAGGCATCGCCTGAGGTTCTGGAGAAGATTTACAACGCCGCTAAACTCGGGCTAAAGGGTGACGCCTTGGCCTTTGCGGCTGGGTTGCTGCCCGTCGAGTACCGTAGACTCTGCCAGTTAGATAACGCGGCTGCGGTCGCCGAGGGGAAAGGTCGTGCGGACTCTGAAGTTGAGGCGGCGACTCAATTGCGCTCTGCCGCGCTTGAGGGAGATAGCAAGGCAGCCCTCGCCCTGCTTACCCACTTACATGGATGGGTTGCCAAGCAGCAAGTCCAAGTCGATATCAAATCCCAGATTAGTATTGTCGCCGCGCTGCAAGAGGCAGAATCTCGCGTCTTGGCGGGCCGCGTATATGACGCTACACCGGATCAATTAGCGCATGAGCAACCCGCTGCGATACAGTACGCACCGGAGGGCAAACAACATGTCAGTGTTGAATAGATTGGCGGCGTTCTTCGGTTCCGAGCCTAAAGAAGACGTTAATGCGTTGGCGAAATCGCCATACATTAACTGGCCCACACAAACCGCTAAACGTGATTACGGGCTTGGTGGGCAGAAATTTACTTTCGCCGACTCGTTGCTTCGTCACAACACCCCATTAGAAGTTGAGGGTTATCGGTACGACCGTCGTCGCGGAAAACTAGAGACGCTTCCTAAAAAGTTCAATATGGAAGAGGTCCGCCTTTACTCAACGGCCATTGGCGATGCCATTCGCAACAAGGTTCCCGGCGTTGCAGAAAACATAACCCCTGAAATTGTCACTGCCATGCTTCTTAAAGAAGGCAGAGAGAACTTGGGAACTAATGAATTTAACGTCAATGACCCTGAGTCAATGGCGATCTACAACCAATACGCCAGAGATTATGGCCCGTCAGCCGCTTCTGTGATTGCCGCTATACACGACAAGGCCAAGGTGTCTAAACGGTTAGGTATTCCATTTTCTAGGGCTTGGATTGGTACTGGCCGAACTCGTTGGGAAACGAGCGGCGAATATGCTTCCGACACTGAAAACTTTAAGAAAATAGCCACCGACAAAAAGAACCAGTCGTTGCTGAACTTTATTCGTGGCTCGATGAGCGCACCGCTTCCGGGTGAAGAAAACTACTAATGCAACAGCCGATCTATAGCCCCGAAGAAGAAGAGTTGCTGATGAGCAAACTCTGGTCGCCCGTTATTAAGGACGACCCAGAGGCCTTCGTGCTGCTCGCTTTCCCTTGGGGCCAGAAAGGCACGCCACTCGAACACTTCAAGGGTCCGCGTAAGTGGCAGCGGGAAATCCTGCGCGACATCGCCGCCCACGTAGCGAAGAACAAGACTGCTACCTCTTACGAAGTCCTGCGTATGGCTACGGCTTCCGGTCGCGGTATCGGTAAGTCAGCACTCGTGTCGTGGCTTATCCTCTGGATGCTGAGTACCCGCATAGGCTCAACAACCATTGTGTCGGCCAACTCGGAAGCACAGTTACGCTCGATCACATGGGCAGAAATCACCAAGTGGGCAGCATTGCTCATCAACTCGCATTGGTTTGAGATTAGCGCCACCCGCGTAATGCCTGCTAAGTGGCTTGCCGAACTTGTTGAACGTGACCTTAAAAAAGGTACGCGCTACTGGTCGGTCGAAGGTCGCCTGTGGTCCGAAGAGAACCCCGATTCGTATGCGGGTGTCCACAACTTCGATGGCGTTATGGTGATCTTCGACGAAGCGTCCGGTATCCCTGACCCTATCTGGTCGGTGACGGCAGGTTTCTTTACAGAGAACACCCCGAATCGTTTTTGGATGGCCTTTAGCAACCCCCGTCGTAACGAGGGCTATTTCTTCGAGGCGTTCCATTCTAAGCGTGCGTTCTGGAACACCCGCAACATTGACGCTCGCACCGTTGAAGAAACCGATAAGTCGGTGTATCAACAGATCATCGACGAATACGGCATCGACTCACCGCAAGCGAAGGTAGAAGTCTATGGCGAGTTTCCGTCAGAAGGTGACGACCAATTTATACCGCCTAGCCTTGTGGATCAGGCCATGGCTCGTAACAGGTATAAGGACGAGACAGCGCCACGAGTTATCGGAGTCGATCCGGCGCGAAGTGGAGCGGACTCGACGGTTATCGCAGTTCGACAGGGCCGTGACATTATCGCCATCAAGCGCTTTAAAGGCGAAGACACGATGGAGATTGTTGGCCGAGTTATCGACGCGATTGAAGAGTACCAACCCACACTCGTCGTCCTCGACGAAGGCGGACTAGGCTACGGCATCCTTGATCGCTTGAAAGAGCAGCGCTATAAGGTAGTGCGTGGCGTTAACTTCGGATGGAAGTCCAAGACCCCGGCTATGTGGCAGAACAAGCGTGCAGAGTTGTGGGGCGAAATGAAAGCGTGGCTGAAAGACGCTGCGCTACCCAATGATAGGCAGTTAAAGGCCGACCTGACAGGACCAAAACAGAAAATTAATTCCTCTGGCTCTATCTTGCTGGAGTCGAAGAAAGACATGAAGGCGCGTGGCCTTGCATCGCCTGACGCTGCTGACGCCATCGCCGTCACGTTTGCGTATCCCGTAGCGCACCGCGAATACCGCGAGCGACCGCGCACGATTACCACGAGCCGCGAGAGCGGCATGATTAACACTTGGATGGGTGCCTAATGGCTAAGAAGTCCGTCAGCCTCTCAGTTGGTAGAGGAGAAAAGCAGTCCGTGTCAAGAGGGGCGGGATTGACCGCGAAAGGTCGTGCAAAATATAATCGTGCAACGGGGTCTAATTTGAAGGCTCCGGCGCCCAGTCCGAAGACAAAAGCGGACGCAGGACGTAAAAAGTCGTTTTGCGCCCGCATGAAAGGGGTCGTTCGCAACGCCAAGGGGCCAGCCGAACGCGCTAAAGCATCCTTAAAACGATGGAAATGCTGAAATGGCTGCAAAAAAGGGACTATATGCGAACATTCATGCTAAACGCGCTCGTATCGCTGCGGGATCGGGCGAAAAGATGCGTAAACCGGGTTCTAAGGGCGCTCCAACGGCTGCCAATTTCAGAAAGTCAGCCCTTACCGCCCGAAAACCCCGTAAAACCTCCAAAAAAGGCTAAGAAACATGTACGGAAAGAAAAATCCCGGTCCAATCGGCGTGTCCCCCGGCGCAACAGTCGGTGACATGATCCAAAACAGCCGGATGCAGAAGCCCCGTATGCCTGCTCCGCGTATGCCTAAGCGCGTTAACGAGGACATGATCCGCACTGCGGTCGATTTCCGACCGACTCCGATGAAACGGGGTATGCGTTAATGCCTCTCGTAAAGTCCGCCTCTAAGGGGGCTTTTCGTAAGAACATTCGCGCTGAAGTAAAGGCTGGCAAGCCGGTGAAGCAGGCCGTTGCCATCGCGTATTCGGTTAAGCGTAAAGCCGGTAAGAAGGGCAAGTAATGGCTAAAGACCCGACAGGGATGAAGGGCGCGGCTCAGGTGGCTAATACGCCCCAGAGTCGCCGTGCGCGTAGTACGGGCGATATCCTCGCCCAAGCGCGTACCCGGATGCAGTTGTCCCTGACGGCTTATAGCGAGTCTCGGGATAGCGAACTGGACGACCTGCGCTTTATGGCAGGTAGCCCAGATAACCGCTGGCAGTGGCCGCAGGAAGTCTTAGCCACCCGTGGCGCAGTGCAGGGTCAGACGATCAACGCTCGTCCCTGCCTGACCATCAACAAACTGCCCCAGCATGTGCGTCAAGTCACGAACGACCAGCGTCAGAACCGCCCTGCGGGCAAAGTCATCCCGGTTGATGACAAGGCGGACATTGAAGTCGCCGAGGTGTTTGACGGTATCGTCCGGCATATTGAGTACATTTCGGATGCCGACGTTGCCTACGATACCGCCTGTGAGAATCAGGTCACGTACGGCGAAGGCTATATCCGCATCCTGACTGAGTATTGCGACCCCGATTCGTTTGATCAAGACATCCGTATTGCTCGCGTTCGTAACTCGTTCTCGGTATATATGGACCCGCACATCCAAGACCCGTGCGGAGCCGATGCAGAATGGTGTTTCATAACCGAGGACATGCCCCGTGAGGAGTTTG